ATTTCTGCAATTCTAGAAACACCAGCCGCATCCATGTTTTGTACCAAATGTTCTGCGGCTCCTGGCATATCAGCAGTTACCTTTGCCATCACTGGTTCGAGTGAGGATTTCACCTGATCCGTCAATGTGGTAAGTTGTGGTGCCAATCCCTCAATACCACCTTTTATTTGTCCACTGAACTGACCTATCAACGATTTGCCCGCACCTTCTAGGTTTGTAGTAACATCAGAAATTCCATCCATTAACCCAGAGAAATCTATTCCATTGGCAATACTTTGTAATTCATCCGTTAATTTTTTGGTAGAAATTGTCATGCCTCTGCCTCAGTAAATAGTTTATATATTCTTATTGCCTGTTCGATTCTATCTTTTTCGTGTATTCTGTGGTAGACTGGTTTACCATTTACTTTATATTTACTTCTTACTCTGGGAGCCCCTTTTATTCTACTATCTGGTTTACCTGTAGACGGCGCATTTCTTTCGTATCTGTGTTGCCAATAGACCGCTGCATCTGTTACATCCGTCATCTTCTTAATACCAGCAGATCCCCTTTCAGAAGTTTTTAATTCAAACATCATAAACTCAAGTTGCATGATCACCGATGCCCTGTCTCCAAAGTTCGGATTTTTTCTTGCAAATGCATCCAGTCCTTTTGGCCCGTGAAGTCTGACCCCTTCCCACTGTGCCAAACCAAATGCAATACGATTATCATTTGCGTCTGGTCTTAGATCACCTGTTTTATTTGCATAAGATTCTACCCAGAAGTTTCCTAAGATAGCAGCACATGGAACTGGTTTAAATCCATTTACCGAAAGATATTCCCACGCGACGTTTAGATTGTTTGAATTTGGATATTTATTGTTTATATCTGGTCTTGGTTCTGGTATTGGTGCATATGCATCGACAATACCTTCCTTTGTGGGTTGTATGAGTGTACCTTCCATTGGATTTGTATAAATCTCTTCTATCTGTTCACGAGAAGGCATCTCGATTTTTGGAATACTACCCAGAACCAAAGGCAACTGAGAATTTTTACCGTCTAAAAATATACCAAACACTTGTGCAGAAACCATAATATTTGCGTTCATTCCAACACCAGATACACCACCTTCTGTTGTAGGAATCAGAACTTGAGCGTATGGTAAATCTTCTGTAGGTACATTACCACTGTCACCGTGTACACCATGAATTCTTACCTTAACACGGCCGAGTCTAGGTTCGTCGGTGCCAGTCTCTTCGACTACACCAATAAACCATCGCATTTGATCCCCATAAAAAGATGAATTCATACTCATTTCATAATTCCCAACTTAACCGCTCTCATGTTTGTTTTGTGTTTTCCATTCTCATCAAAGATATGTCTAGTCGCATAGATCATGTATTTACCCGACCTACTTTTATCAAACATGTCATCTCCTGATTCTGCATTGTGTGTTTTGTTAGAAATATAAGTAAAGTCTATATTCCTTCCAAGAGTTCTGTTAGACTCATCGATAAGAAATGGTAATCCAGGCACTTGAATATTTATCGAAGATTTCACTAGTAGTTGTTTTAAGACAGCCCTAGTCATATCTAGTTTCAAAGTTGCCTCGTCAAATTCTTGATAAAAGTTTCCAATATCCGAATACGTATTATTAGAAATCAAACGATGTACGTTTACACTACTTAACTGTTCTATAGGTACTCCGTCTAATTCATATGCACCAGTCAATATCTTTGGTTCCTGCTCTGGTGTAATTAGTCCAATCTCAGTCAACTGACTGTATGTGTCTTTTAGATTATGATTGAATGATACTGTTTGACCACTACCCATGTCAGTAACAGAATGACTTGACCCTATTGTACCAGTTGTAATCAAATCAAATATACCATCTTGGGAAGAAGCACTAAACTTCTCGACATTAAAAATCTGTTCAGAACTTATAGTAGAGCCTTGGGGTGTTGTCGCATGTGCTTTAGAAAACGTATATGGAAGTTTGTTCCAAGAAGGAGTATCATACATTTCATTGAAAGATTTTAATTGTAGATTTTTATCCTTAATTGTTTTGAAAAGAAAATAGGGCAGTCCTTCAGCCGTAGACATTCTTGAAAGTATCCAGTTACACGCCTCAAATGGACTCATAAAAGGTACACATACTTTCATAGGTGCTTGTGCAGTGGGGTTTGTTGGTAAATCTACTTCAATTTTAAGATGGTCTCTACAGATATTTTGAATAATTTCTTCACATGTACCAGAGTATGATTTGCTAAATTTATTGATAGCACTGTTGTATGCAGACTGTTCAATCATTCTCACGTCAATCATCTCAACTTGATCGCCTACTTTCTTTGTTCCCTTTACTATTTGTAACACAAAGAATAATTTTACAGGTACGGCATCCATAGATGGTTGAGTTATGGTAACCTCACAAAGTTCTGTTCCATTAGGTTTGACACCATCATAAAAACGCATATCATCTCTAAGGATAAAACTACCTTCCAGATAAGGTTTGTTTATATTTTCGAATATTTGAAAAATAGAAATACTATTAGTTACATCGATAGGTTTTTCATGCCTATTTGAATGTATCAAAAATTCCTCTAGAACAAAATCAAATGGAGATTGTTGTCTTGTTACTGGTTCTGGCATTTATCCCTCGCGGAGTAATCTATTAAATTCACTTTGTACTTGTGCCGCGACATCTGGAGTCAAAACTTTTAGTTCTCTTAGTTCGTTATTTCTTTTCTCATAACGTTCCCAATATGTCACTGGCAACCAACCTGCTCCAGCTGTTAAATTTACACCACCACTGGTCGTGTTCGGTGTAAAGTGTTGCCACTCGCCAGTAGAATCTTCGTAATGGTGAACCGCATTGTATTGAACAACTTCTGATACTGAAGTAACCTTCGCCTCTGCCGATGCACCAGATGTCAAGTCTATTATTTCCTCAAACGCAGATTCACTTGCAGACGTTTGATCGTTGAAGTTACCATTTGCACGAATTATAAGTTGACCCAGATCAAGGTTTCTTTTGACAACAGTTCCCAGTGTACCAGACTGAGATCCACGAACTGGTGCGCCTGGCAATAGTATATCATGCATAGGAGAATTTGTTGTCACTACTCTGTTTGGATAATCCTTTTGCACTCTTGTATAAAGTTCTTGTACGGACAAAGGCCAACCACTTTCACGAACATGACTATTCAAAAAATAAAAAGTCCAGTGAAAATTAGAATGGCCGTACAATTTAAATGACAGGGTGTCTGGTCTTTCGAATTCACCAACCGTCACAGTCTCGTAAAATGCAATGTCATCCCTAAGTTCATCTAGAATATTAATGTATGTGGATATATTTTGTGTGAGCGCAGTATTAACTTCATTACCATATTTGTAACGTACTAGTGGAAAGTTTCTAAAAAAGGTAGACATTAATAACCCCCATCTCTGACATCTGCTTTAGTCAACGCTCTTGTTTCTGAGAACGACATTGCTATATCTACTTGGTTAAAACTTCCGTCTGTATGAAGTAAAGGCGAGTTGGCGTTGTATGTTGCACTAAAAGCAGTAAGATAGGTAGGCAAAAACTTTACATTCATATCATCGTTTGATTTTGCGTTTCTCATTCCACTCTTCAATTGAATTTTAAATCTATTAGGAAATTTGTAACCTACTCTAACCTTACCAGCCGATAGAACAGACGGATACAATTCAGTTCTGAATAATTTTACAATCTTCTTTATTTCTACCGATTCTTTTGCACTTGTTGGTATCATAGTGAAACTAAAAGAAAACGTTCTTAGTGGTGTATCTTTAAACATCGCTCTGGTGTTCGGATTGGTTGTTACTTTACTTGCAGCCTGCATACCAAGTGCCGCACTTTGACCAATTTCACCTAATTTTGAGGCTCTCTTCTGTGCAAGAATATCCGCCATACCAGAACCCATAGAAGATCCTCGACCAGTGAAAGCACCTATTTCATTTGCAGCCATACCATAAAATGCACCACCTGTTTCTCTAAGAACACTTTTACCTTGTTGCAACGCCTGTTCTGCGACACCGCCAATGACACCTAATTCAACATTGTCATACTGGGCAGCATCGCTCACCGCAATTGCAGTGGGAAGATAAAGAGAAATCTGATGTGTTGTTTTATCTGTTGATTCGTCATATGCTGCTTCTTCTCTAACATTTCCATACAATGATACCGCTTCCTTGTGAAACTGTTTTATTCCATCAACAGCGCTTAGTCCGAGCTCCATACCTTTTTCTGGCCCTGATGTAGACTCCGTTACTTCTGATGGATCATTTACACTGCTCGTCACGTTTGCAAGAATAGACTGACCCCCTTCTACCAGATCTTTTGCAACATTTGCAACACCAGTAGATATGTTTGGAATAACTTTAAATATGATTCTAGCAGGATACTCTCTATTATTAAGAGGATATTCTAAAACCTGTCTACCGGCCTGGTTACCGTCGATTATGTCTTGCAGTTGTAATTTTCTGGTCACATCTATGTTAGGGAATTTCAATGTGCTATCCTCGTATAAATATCGTTGAATCTATTTATAATGGAAATCATGGCATATCGCGGAAAATATAAACCTAAAAATCCAAAGAAGTACGGTGGTGATCCTACCAACGTAGTGTATCGATCCATGTGGGAACGACACTGCTTCAAGTGGTGTGACGAGTCCAGTAAGGTCATCAAATGGTCTAGTGAAGAAGTCGTTGTACCTTATCTATACGAAGTAGACAAAAAATATCATCGATACTATGTCGATTTAAAAATTACTTATCGTGGTGGTAAAACCGTTCTAATCGAAATCAAACCAGACAAAGAAACTAGACCCCCACCAAAACCAGCAAGATTTTCTCGTAGGTATCTGAATGAGGGATTGACGTATGTAAAAAACATGAACAAGTGGAAAGCAGCCAAGTCTTATGCGGCAGACAGAGGTTGGACATTTGAAATATGGACAGAACACACATTAGAGGATATGGGTATCAAACCCAAGTCTACCAAACCACTGAAACCATTAAAACCTTTAAAACGTCCAAAAAAGTAATATAAATAAAGACATGAGTAATTTATTTCAAAAACTAGAGTACGAAGCATTTCGTGCAGGCATCACACCGAGATCACAAGAATCTCGTGATTGGTTCCGCAAAAAGGCACGTTCAATGCGTGTTAACCGTAGTCAATTGATGCAAGAAGACGAGATCCAGTTACGAAATCGAAGTGCGACTGGTGCAATGTTTATGTTCTTCTATGATCCAAAACATAAGAAGACACTACCGTACTATGACTCCTTTCCTCTCATCATTGCAGTCGGGCCCGCCGCTGGTGGGTTCATAGGATTAAATCTACACTATCTTCCTATTGCGTTACGTGCAAAGTTTCTGGATGGTCTAATGGATACAACAACCAATAAGAAGTATGATGAGAGTACAAAATTTGCGATAAGTTATAGTATGTTAAAGAGTGCATCAAAGTTGAGGTATTTTAAACCTTGTTATAAACATTATTTAACTAAACACGTGAGAGGAAGACTTGCACTTGTGCCTGCACCTGAGTGGGAAATTGCAACATTTCTTCCGACTGCCGATTTCCAAAAGGCATCTACATCTACTATTTACGGACAGTCTAGGAGTATGATTTAATGGCTCAATCTATTGATGAACTAAAGGGCATGGTAACTCGGAAGGGTGGATTGGCAAATCCAACTCTTTTTAAAGTGATGTTACCTTCACCCAGTCATTTTGGAGTAAATAGAACTTCAGTACGAGATCTAAATCTTTTGTGTACTGGTGTATCTTTGCCCGGGCGTCAAGTTATGACTAATGAAAGAAATATAGGTGGCGTAGTTCAAAAAATCGCAAACGGAACTGCAACTTCTGATATAAACATGAATTTTAGAGTAATGAATGATTATGGTGTCAAAGAATATTTCGAGGCGTGGCAAAATGCAGCGATCAATCAAGGAACCATCAATGGTCAAGAAACGATTGAGATGGCATATGCAGAGCAGTATCAACACCAAGTCAAAATTCAACAATTGAAAAAAGGATTTGGTATTCCAATTTATCAAACTGCATTACCTTTGCCAAAACTTCCGCCCGAAATACAAAATAGACTACCAAGAATTGAACTCGGCCCGTTTGGAAACCTTGACTTTGCTCAAGGTGAACTTGACTTAGATTTTCAGACCAGAGATCAAGTTGTGTACGAGTGTACATTAACTGATGCGTTTCCAACAACCATGAATGAAATTGCATTTAGTGATGCGTCAGTAAACGGATTGATTGAGTTTAATATACAGTTATCATACCGTCGTTGGTTTAGAACCGATAACGGATCATCCCCATTAGGCGCCTTCGGGCAAACCCTATCTACTATTAGAAGTATAGTAGGATTATAATTTTATATAAAGAAAGAGTGAATGAAAAATGGCACTACCTAAGTTAAATGATACCCCAAAGTATAATATGGTTATACCATCAACTGGGCAAGAGGTAAGGTTTCGACCTTTCCTAGTTAAAGAAGAAAAGGTCATGTTGATTGCAATGGAATCAGATGATCAACAACAACAATTGCAATCTATTGTTGATACATTATCCGCATGTGTTCAAGGTGATGTTAATTGGAATACATTAACAACATTTGACATTGAACTCATGTTTAATAAACTACGTGCAAAGTCTGTTGGTGAAACAGCAAAGGTTGGCGTACCATGTGATAATGAAGAATGCAAAGTAGATAATGAAGTTGTTATTAACGTGGAGATGTTGGACATCAAAATGCCTGATATATCCAATGTTATTCAATTAGATGCCAACGTATCAATTGAAATGAATTGGCCGAGTTATATGTCAGTATTACAGACCACTGCTGGTAAGCAGACTGAAACGGAACAAACATTTAATCTGTTGAGACATTGCATAAAAGCAGTCATCACGGAGAATGAAAGAATTGATCTGAAAAACGAAAGTGCCGCAGAGGTAGACAGGTTTATTGAAAGTCTGAACAGTGAACAGTTTAATAAAGTAAAAGGTTTCATTGATGAAATGCCTGCAATGAAACATCCGATTGAATTTACTTGTCCAAAATGCGGAACAGAAAATAAACAAATATTAGAAGGAATCCAGAATTTTTTTTAGTAAGTCTATCCCACAATAGTTTACTTAGTTATTACAATGCAAACTTTCAGATGATGCAACACCACAAATATTCACTGAGTGAGATAGACGATTTAATCCCTTGGGAAAAAGAAGTTTACTTGGATATGTTAATTGAATACTTGAAAGAAGAAAAAGACAGACAAGAACAAGCCAATAGAAGGTAAACAAAATGGCAGCAATGACCCTAGAAGATGTAGTCAAACAACTACAGACTAATAACAGAACCAGTGGTGACGTTGTTAAGACTCTGAAAGACTTCATCAATATGTCCAAAAGAAACGCCCTTGATGCATTAGAAGCAGAACGCGAGAAGAAAAAGAAGACAGCCGATGATGTCAAGGCAGGTGCAAAAACAATGAAATCACCAGATGTCAAGGGCAACATGGGCCTGGCTGCGATCTTTGCGGGCATGGGTTTAAGGGCTGCGTTGCTCAAAATTTCTGGAATCTTGGTTGCTGGTACTGCCGCTCTAGTTCTTGCAATGGAAGGATTGAGAGGTTGGGAAAAAATGGCGGTAGACAAGTTAAAAGGTCTACTTAAAATGCCGACAGTAGTATCAAATGGAATGATTAAGTTAAGGAACGCTTCTCTCGCAATGTTTGGATTGACTGCGGCTGGTTTACCGATTAAACAGGCAGATGGAACATTCGGTAAAGGTATGTCCATTCAGGCACAAGTTGCTCAAAAATTTGCAAACATGAAAAAGGCATTTCTTTTACAGTTTGGTATAGGTGCAGATGGTAAGAACGTTGGTAAAGTAGGCCCTAAAGGGATGCAGAAACAACCTCTCCATGTAAGAGCAGGCCGTGCAATAATAAGATTGTTGTCGCCTCTTAGTAGTATGGTATCTGGTCTTGCTAATTGGTTTAAGGGCGCTGGTGCAAAAATTATGAATTTTGCCAAGGCCTTCTTAGGCGGTGGCGGCGGTGTCTTAAAACTTATGGGTAAAATCCTCTGGCCAATTGGAATTATTCTATCACTGTTTGACGGTGTAACAGCATTCAAAGATGAAAAAGGTACTTTCTATGATAAGTTAGGTGCTGGTATTGGTGGATTTATTGGAAGTTTTGTTGGTGCTCCATTTGATTTACTTAAAGGTGCAATAAACTGGCTTCTTAAAAAGATATTCCCAGGCCTGACTACTGAAGATGGAAAGTGGGATGAATCAACTGTTCTGGGAAGTTGGTTATCAAAATTTGAAGGGTTTAGTATTGCTGAGATGATTTCTAATTTGGTAAAAGGTATGTTTGCATTACCCAAGAAAGCAATTGAGTGGATTAAAGACAAGTTTTCAATTGGTGTCGATTTTTTAACCGATATGTGGCAAGCACTTTTGAAAAAATTCTCCACACCAGAGGGTGCAATCTCAGGCCTTATCGATTTACTCTTTTGGCCAATAGTCGCAACGGTTCGTCTCGTCAAAAAGATATTTGGTTGGTCAGAGGATGATGCGCCTGCATTTAGTATAGGAGATTTTGTCGTAGAAACTTTTGGAACAATCATTGATTGGTTTAAAAAGTTACCAGCAAAAATAAGCTTAACCATTAGAGAATTTACTACGGCCGCAATCGCTGGTATGAAACTTGATTTCATGGATTTAGTGGATCTGTTAAAAACTTTTCCAGCAAGAATACTACTAATGACGAAAACGGCACTGAATCCGTTCGATGAAATAGGTAGCGATAAATACAACGCAAAATTGGCGAAACTAACTGAACCCAGCGAAGAACGACTTGCAGAAAAAAATGCAATCATTGACAAGTTAAGGACAGATCTCGCGAATATTGCATCAGAACGAGAAGCTATGAACGCACCAGCCAATAATGTTGATAATAGTGATAAGAGTACTACTACCGTTATCAATGCAGAAGAAGCAGTAAACGTTGAAGCGTTTCCATAATGAAAAAGGGTGACCGCGAAGTCACCCTTTAATTATTAATTAGTCAGCGTTTGCCAACTTTGCAAAGTAAGACATTGTGTCTTCTTGATCTGTTTCGGGTGCAACTGGAGCAGACGCAACCTCTTCGATACTTTGTGCAGGCATTTCACTCATAGGAGTTGGTGCCGCCTGTGGAGTCATCTTGACCTCATCCTGTATAGGCATTGCGTCAACCAAACCAAGAACACTATTCATCTTGGTCTTCAGTTCACCATATGATTTGTAGAACTTAGGATCAGTGTATTCTCCTAGATCGTGCATAGAGTTATAGATGCCTTCCAATTTGGATTCGTCATCACTCACTGCGGTACGATTCGCAAACTCGGACTTATCATAGTTACGATAACCCTCGACTTGACGGAT